CATCAGGAATTAAAAGAAAAAACTCTAAGCAACATGAAATCCAGTCTGTTGCTTAGAGCATGCAAATGCATATTCGTTACGTTACTAATGTAAGCAAATTGCAAGGATTTGGCATGGGATTTTTCTCATACTCGAAGCGGTTAACGCCATAGAAAACCTGGTAATTTAGTGATATTCAACTGCCACCCCCGGCAGTTTTTTTATGCGCATCGCACGCGCACATCGAAGAAAGTCTTTCAGCTGTGAGCCCGGGCAAGCCGTTAACTTTCGGCGGCTTTGCCGTGCGACAGGCCCACGTCTAAAAGGAAACGACAAATGAGCAATACTTTCCGTGTGACGAAAATCGTCCTCAGCGTTCCGGCATTAGGCATGCCGTCTCATAATAACGATGGTTCAACATCGATATCAGGCGAGCACATCACTGCACATGTATATGCCGTTAAAGGAAATGAAAAGTTGCTTGTTGGTCGTCGCGACTTCGCAGGAATGACGACAAGTGGTTATGACCATTCGCTCACAGTTATCAAGCCAGAGGGTTACCAGCTGGTGGTAGAAACGGTGGACCGTTACGGTATCCGAAATGGCACCAGCCGAGTACGCCTGAAGTCAGAAGAGGTAATTGCATCAGGTGATGGCTGGCACCTCAATAAATCAGGAGAGGCGCATATTGTTGGTGAGCCTGATTCATTACAGGTCGACGCTGAACGGGTAAGCCAGAACTTTATCAACGATGCTTATATTCAGGGCTGCGCCATTTACAACGTCAAAATAGGCACCGTAATCGTGTCCGGGCAACTCGCAGGCAAGTCAGACGACCGCCTGATGAAAGTAGCTGATGAGCACGATCCTGTATCGCTAAAGACCACTGCATACAAGTTTCATGGCGAGCCTCTTCCTTTTGGCGGCTTCCCCGGCCCTAACGTAATTTCTGCTAAGCATGCTGTTGGCAGCAGTGATACCAAATACCGTCTACCTGATGATATGCGTGAAGCCGTTATTGATGCGGTGCGTAACAGTGAAGTGTTCCGGTCGCTGGTGGAACAAGTGAATGCGCAATCAGCTGCTCACGCTTCAACTGTGATTAGCGTTCAGAAGGGAATCGAGCAGGCGCTAAACGATATCATCCGCAACGCGCTGAAACCGGGTGGATTGCTTTTCAATTGCGGACGCTGATTAGTTCGCCCTTAATCGCCCATGAAAGACATCTGGACGGCTAAATGAAGTGCTGCTCAAATGCAAATGAGAATATATCTCATCATAGCGGGTCCTCCCGGAGGGGGCTTAGCCACGAGGCGGCGGGCACGCGGAAAACGGCTGGTTTTTGAGATCTGTGGTCATCATCATCATGTGCGCAAGTCGCTGATTTTTCGCTGTCGCGATTTGCAAAGATGTCGAAACGGTTAAAAAGTGCTCACCATCATGGACCAGGAAATCGCTTCCCTGAAGCTCAACATCAACCAGCTCGCCGGTATCACGAATGTGCATCGCCAGACGGTAGCCGCCAGGCTTAAAAACGTCGAGCCAGCCCCTGGCAGTAACAGCAAGCTGAAACTTTTTCTGGTCACCGACATCCTGACGGAACTCATGGTGCCCACAGTTTCCGCCACTGTGGATGACATGCAACCCTCTGACAGGCTGGCTCACTGGAAAGCTGAGAACGAACGAATCAAGTTCGAGCAGGAAACAGGGCAGCTTATTCCGGCAGAGCAGGTTGCCCGGGAGTTTGCTGTCATGTCTAAAGCCGTGGTTCAGGTTCTGGAAACGTTACCCGACATCCTGGAGCGTGACTGCGCATTATCGCCCGCAGCCGTCGCCCGCGTGCAGAGTGTCATTGATGATTTACGCGACCAGATAGCCCAGCGCGTTCTGGACGCCGAACCGGAGGAGGACCAGCCTGAGGAGGACTGATGGCGAAGCGGGCATCCGCAAGGGGTATCCGCAGGGATATGCCTGGAATTCTTCGAGCCCCGCGACGCATGCTGGTGGCCGAGGCGGTCAGTAAATATATGCGTGTCCCAATGGGGGCGGGTAACTCGGTCCCGTGGGACCCGAACCTTGCACCCTATGTTATTGAGCCAATGAACTGCCTGGCATCGCGTGAATATGATGCCGTCGTGTTTGTTGGCCCGGCACGAACCGGGAAAACTATTGGCCTGATTGACGGGTGGGTGGTTTACAACGTGGTTTGTGACCCCTCCGATATGCTGATCATACAGATGACGGAAGAGAAGGCGCGCGAACACTCGAAAAAGCGTCTTGACCGTACCTTTCGCTGTAGCCCTGAGGTAAAGAGCCGGCTCAGTCCCCGGCGTAACGATAATAACGTTCACGATCGCACATTCCGGGCAGGCAACTACCTGAAGATTGGCTGGCCGTCAGTGAACATCATGTCCTCCTCGGATTACAAGTGCGTGGCGCTGACTGATTATGATCGTTTCCCCGAGGATATCGACGGGGAAGGTGATGCCTTTTCGCTTGCGTCAAAACGTACCACCACCTTTATGTCATCGGGTATGACGCTTGTGGAAAGTTCTCCCGGGCGGGACATCATTGATACCAAATGGCGGCGCACGTCGCCCCATGAAGCGCCGCCGACTACCGGCGTTCTGGCGCTCTATAACCGCGGCGATCGCCGCCGCTGGTACTGGCCGTGCCCGCATTGCGGCGAATATTTCCAGCCGGAAATGCATGCCATGACTGGCTATCGCGAAATCAGTGACACCGTTAAAGCCAGCGAAGCCGCGCATATCTGCTGCCCGTCATGCAACGGGAAAATCACCGCAGATATGAAGCGTACGCTCAACCTGAAGGGGGTCTGGCTGCGCGAAGGGCAGCAAATTGATCGCGACGGCACTGTCTCCGGCGAGGCGCGGCGTTCCCGCATCGCCTCGTTCTGGATGGAGGGGCCTGCCGCGGCATATCAGACCTGGGCACAACTGGTTTACAAGCTGCTGACGGCTGAGCAGGACTACGAGGTTACGGGCAGTGAAGAAACACTCAAGACGGTTATCAATACTGACTGGGGGCTTCCTTACCTTCCGCGATCCGGCCTTAACCAGCGTAAGGGTGAAGCGCTGCAACAGCGCGCCGAGCCGGTGGAAAAACGCCGGGTGCCTGCCGGTGTTCAGTTTCTTGTGGCCACGGTTGATGTGCAGGGCGGACGCAACCGCCGCTTTGTTGTTCAGGTCGTGGGTTACGGCGCACAGGGTGAGCGGTGGATAGTGGACCGCTACAACATCCTTCAGTCCCTGCGTACCAACGCCGACGGCGAAAGTTTTCACATCGATCCGGCAAGTTACCCGGAGGACTGGGAACTGCTGCGCACGGATGTGCTGGAGAAAACCTGGGCGATCGAAGGCGAGCCCGGAAAGCGCATGGGTCTGATGGCGATGGCGGTGGACTCCGGCGGTGAAGACGGGGTGACGGATAACGCTTATGAATTCTGGCGGCGCTGTCGCCGGGATGGCCTGCAACGCCGGGTCTGGCTGTTCAAGGGTGACAGTCAGACACGTGCAAAACTCATCACCCGAACGTATCCCGATAACACCGGGCGCTCCTCCCGCCGCGCAAAGGCGGCAGGTGATGTTCCTCTTTATCTTCTGCAAACCAACGCACTGAAGGACCGGATCAACAACGCCCTGTGGCGTGATGTTCCCGGGCCGAACTATGTTCATTTCCCCGACTGGCTGGGGGAGTGGTTCTACGACGAACTGACCTATGAGGAGCGTTCCCCTGATGGTAAATGGACGAAGCCCGGTAAGGGCGCTAATGAGGCGTTTGACCTTATGGTGTATGCACATGCGCTGGTCATTCTGCATGGTTACGAAAAGATTAAATGGCCTGATGCGCCGGAATGGGCGCGCCGCGACTCCTGGGTTGTGGCTGAAATGGCAGACGGCCCGGCAGCTGTGGAGGCTGTTACTAAGCCGGTACCGGCAGTATCTCAGCCGAAGGCTAAGTCATCCTCCCGTGACTCGGTATGGGCACCATCAACATCAGGAGGCTGGGTGTGACGCTTAACGATATTCAGAATATGGTCGACAGCTACACCGAGGCGGAGCTAACCGTGCTGCAGGGGAAATCCATCACCTTTAATGGCCAGCAGATGACCATGGAAAACCTCAGTGAAATCCGTAAAGGCCGCCAGGAGTGGGAGCGAAAACTGGCGTCGGCGACTGCCGCTGCAGCGGGATGCGGTTCCGGTGGATTTAAACTGGCGAGGTTTCCGCGATGAGCCTGCTGGATAATGCAATTGGCCTGTTCTCACCGGGATGGAAAGCAGCGCGGCTGCGTTCCCGGATGGTGATCCAGGCATATGAAGCGGTTATGCCGACGCGTACCCACCGCGCCCGCCGCGAAAACCGCACCGCCAACCAGTTAACCCAGTTCGGTGGGCGTTCCCTGCGCGAGCAGGCGCGCTGGCTGGACTGCAATCACGATCTGGTGATAGGTGTGCTCGACAAACTGGAGGAACGCATTGTCGGTGCGAAGGGCATCATTGTGGAGCCCCAACCGCTGCTGGCAAACGGTCAGCTGGCTGACGCGCTTGCCACCCAGATTCGCGCAAAGTGGTCTGAGTGGTCGGTGTCCCCTGATGTAACCGGGCAGTTTACGCGGCCTGTGCTTGAGCGCCTGATGGCACGAACCTGGCTGCGTGATGGTGAAGTCTTTGCCCAGCTGGTAAGCGGTACAGGAAACGGTCTGTCACCGGTGGCGGGCATCCCGTTCTGGCTCGAGGCGCTGGAGCCAGATTTCGTCCCACTGGAAAAAACCGATCCCAGCCAGAAACTCAGCCAGGGCATCTATCTGAACGACTGGGGGCGTCCGGTGAAATATCTGGTGTACCGCAACATGCCCGCTGAAGGGATGATGCTGGGCGAAACCAAAGATATCGTCGCTGAAAACATGCTGCATCTGAAGTTCATGCGCCGCCTGCACCAGTTACGCGGTAACTCCCTGCTGGCGGGTGTGATGATGCGCCTGTCTGCACTGAAGGAATACGAGGACGCCGAACTGACCGCAGCGCGTATCGCTGCCGCGCTGGGCATGTTCATCAAAAAAGGCGATGGTCAGACTTATGATGAAAGCAACGGCGGCAACAGCAGGGAGCTGAATATTGAGCCTGGTATGCTGTTTGATGATCTGCGTCCCGGTGAAGACATCGGGATGATCAAATCCGACCGACCCAATCCCAACCTCGAAACCTTCCGCAACGGCCAGCTGCGTGCGGTTGCTGCGGGTTCACGCGGCAGCTTCTCAAGCATCGCCCGGAATTATGACGGTACCTACAGCGCCCAGCGCCAGGAGCTGGTGGAGTCCACTGAAGGTTACCTCATTCTCCAGGATGCGTTTATTGCTGCGATCACCCGCCCGATGTACCGCGCATGGCTGAAGATGGCTGTCGCCTCGGGAGAAATCCAGCTGCCACACGGTATGGATAAGGCATCGCTTTACAACGCGGTGTATTCGGGGCCGGTCATGCCGTGGATTGATCCGGTGAAAGAGGCGACCGCGTGGAAGCTGCTGTTACGCGGTGGCGCGGCCACGGAAAGCGAATGGGTGCGTGCGCGCGGTGCCAATCCGGATGACGTAAAACGCCGCCGCAAGGCAGAGGTGGATGAAAACCGCAAACAGGGGCTGGTGTTCGACACAGACCCGGCAAATGACAAAGGAGACACCAGTGTCCAGGAAACGAAACCGGGTAATGAACCGCCCGAAAGCCAGCGTAAAAAATAGCTGGTTCCGTATGCAGGCCAGCGCCGACAGCGAGGCCGAGATCTACATCTACGATGAAATTGGCTACTGGGGGGTAACGGCAAAACAGTTTGTGGCCAACCTGAAAGCCCTGGGTGATATCACCCACATCAAACTGCACATTAACTCGCCGGGTGGCGATGTCTTCGACGGCATCGCCATTTTTAATGCCCTGAAGTTCCACGGCGCCGCCATCACCGTTTATATCGATGGCCTGGCTGCGTCAATGGCCTCGGTCATCGCGATGGTCGGTAACCCGGTCATTATGCCGGAAAACACCATGCTCATGATCCATAAGCCATGGGGTTTCGCGGGCGGCGATGCAGATGACATGCGCGACTATGCCGACCTGCTCGACAAAGTAGAAAGTGTTCTTATCCCGGCCTACGCGGCCAAAACAGGCAAATCTCATGATGAGATTGCCGCCATGCTGGAAGACGAAACCTGGCTTACCGGCGAAGAGTGCCTGGCTCAGGGTTTTGCCGACCAGGTGACCCCGTCACTGCAGGCGATGGCCTGTATCCATTCAAAACGTATTGAGGAATTTGAGAAGATGCCAAAAAGCATTCGTAATATGGTCACCCCGCCGCGCAACACCGCCACCCGCGATCCGCAAAACCCGGCGCCGCAGGATACGCCGCAGGTTCCGGTAAACGCTGACACCATCCGTGCCCAGGTGATTGCAGAACAGCGTGAACGGCTCAACGGCATTAATGATCTGTTTGCCATGTTCGGCAACCGCCACCAGGACCTGCAGGCGCAGTGTATTGCCGATCTGGACTGCACCGTTGAGCAGGCCAAGGACAAGCTGCTGGCGGAGCTCGGCAAAACAGCAACCCCTTCCAACAAAACCAGCACCACCCACATCTATGCGGGTAACGGGAATATCGTGGGCGACGGTATTCGCCAGGCGCTGATGGCCCGTGCCGGCTATGAAGATGTGGTCCGCGATAACGTCTACAACGGCATGACCCTGCGTGAGTATGCGCGTATGTCCCTGACAGAACGCGGTATCGGCGTGGCAAGTTATAACCCGATGCAGATGGTCGGCTTCGCGCTGACCCACAGCACCTCTGATTTCGGTAATATCCTGCTGGACGTTGCCAATAAAGCACTGCTGCAGGGCTGGGAAGAAGCCGAAGAAACCTTTGAGCTGTGGACCAAGAAAGGCAGCCTGAGCGACTTCAAGACCGCGCATCGTGTTGGTATGGGCGGCTTCCCGTCATTGCGTCAGGTTCGCGAAGGTGCTGAATATAAGTACGTGACCACCGGAGATAAAGGCGAGACCATTGCGCTGGCGACCTACGGTGAGATTTTCTCCATTACCCGCCAGGCCATCATCAATGATGATCTGAACCAGCTTACCGATGTTCCCACCAAAATGGGGCGCGCGGCGAAAGCCACCATCGGCGATCTGGTTTATGCAGTGCTGATTGAAAACCCGAAACTGTCAGACGGTAAGGCACTGTTCAGCGCCGATCACAAAAACCTCTCGAACGGCGCTATCGATGTCACCAGTCTCGATAAAGCGCGCCAACTGATGCGTGTACAGAAAGAAGGGGAGCGCTCGCTTAACATTCGCCCGGCTTACGTCCTGGTACCGACGGTGCTGGAAACTTTAGCCAGCCAGACCATCAAGTCTGCCAGCGTGAAGGGTGCTGACGTCAACGCCGGTATCGAAAACCCGATCCGGAACTTTGCAGAAATCATTTCTGAGCCCCGTCTTGATGATGCTGACCCGGCAGCGTGGTACCTGGCCGCCCGGAAAGGCAGCGACACCATTGAGGTTGCCTACCTGAACGGCGTCGATACGCCGTACATCGATCAGCAGGAAGGTTTTACCACAGACGGTGTGGCCACCAAAGTGCGTATCGACGCGGGTGTGGCGCCGCTTGATTACCGCGGTCTGGTCAAATCCACCGGTAAATAATCTCACCCCTGTAGTTCCCGTGGCCCGTCAGGGCTTTTTTTGTGTCTGAAATTCGGCTCCGCCAGGGGCCGTGGAGACTTGCATGAAAAATTATCTTCAGGATGGCAATACCATTGCCATCACTAACAGTGGTGCTTCCGCAATCCTCAGCGGCGCGCCCGTTGTAATCAGTGACGTTGTCGCGGTGGCAATCGTCGATATCGCACCCGGTGAAACCGGCGACGGACGCACGACCGGCGTCGTGATCCTGCCAAAACTGGCCGCAGATGATATCGCCCAGGGTAAGGCGGTTTATATCAAAGGCGGAAAAATCCAGCTGGATGCGACCGGGGCGGTACCGGCCGGCAAAGCCTGGGAAGCTGCCGGCGCGAATGCCACTTCAGTCGCGGTAAGGCTGAATGGCTAACCGCTTCCGGCAAATGGTGGCGCGCATGGACGCCGCCACTGTCCGGCAGATGGGAGAGCGTGTGCTGATTAATGGCACCGGGTACGACGCCATCGAAAGCCAGTTCGTGGCTGAAATGGGACCGGTGGCCGGTGAGGGTCTGTCCCTCGTTGTGTTTTCGGATTCACTGAAACCGCGCCGGCATGATGTCGTCATCTGGAAAGGTGAAACGTACAAAATTACCCGTCAGCAAATGTTCAACGGAAAGCCGCAAATCTGGATTGAATAAGGGGGCAGCATGTCCATCAAAGGACTGGAGCAGGCCATCGCCAATCTTGAAAGCATCAGTAAAACTGCGGTACCACGTGCATCCTCTCAGGCTGTTAACCGCGTGGCCGTGCGGGCTGTCAGCCACAGCACCCGGCGTGTTGCGGGACAGACGAAAGTACCCAGGAAGTTGGTTAATCAGCGTGCCCGCCTGAAGAAAGCCACCGTCCGTAAACCGTTAGCTACCATCCGGGTCAACCGCGGAAATCTTCCCGCCATCAAACTGGGCGTCGCCAGCGTCAGGCTTTCCCGCCGCAGGCGTGACGTATCCGGTGCCGGCAGTGTGCTGCGTATCGGTAAGTTTTCCTTTCCCGGCGGTTTTATTCAGCAACTGAAAAACGGGCGCTGGCATGTGCTTCGCCGCACCACCCGGGCGCGATATCCGGTTGAGGTGGTGAGTATCCCGCTGGCAGTACCCTTAACCACGGCGTTTAAGGAAGAAAGTAAGCGGCTGACCGAAACCGATTTGGCTAAAGAGATGGCCGCCGCGCTTCGCAACCAACTGAGGCTGATAGTCACCAGATGAAACACCCTTTGATTCGTAAAGCTGTGCTTGACGCCCTGAAGGCGGGTAATGCTCAGGCTGTGACCTGGTTTGATGGCCGTCCGTCCGTACTGGACGCGCAGGATCTGCCAGCGGTGGCTGTGTATCTCACGGACGCCGAGTCTTCCGACGAATCCGTTGACGAAGATATGTGGCGGGCGACGCTGCATATCGAAGTTTTTCTGAAAGGAGATGACACCGATTCGGCGCTGGATGAATGGATGGAAAACAACATTTATCCGGTCATGGCCAGCATTCCCACGCTTTCCGGCGTTCTCGAAACCATGTCTGCACGGGGCTACGACTACCAGCGCGATGACGAACTGGCGACGTGGGGCTCGGCGGACCTGCAATATTCTGTCTCTTATGTGATGTGAGGAAATTATGCCAACACCAAACCCTCTTGAGCCCGTCAAGGGCGCCGGCACCACGTTCTGGGTGTACACCGGTTCCGGCGATCCCTATGCGAACCCGCTTTCTGACACGGACTGGACGCGCACGGCAAAGGTTAAAGAACTGACGCCGGGGGAACTGACGGCGGAGTCTTATGACGATACTTATCTTGACGATCCCAACGCCGACTGGACGAACACCGCACAGGGTGAAAAGTCCGCTGGCGAAACCAGCTTTGTGCTGGCCTGGAAGCCGGGTGAATCCGGGCAGCAGGGGCTGGTTGACTGGTTCTATGCAGGTGATGTGCGCGCCTACAAAATTAAATTCCCCAACGGTACGGTTGACGTGTTTAAGGGCTGGATCAGCAGCCTGGGTAAAACCATTCCGGCAAAAGAAGTGATCACCCGCAGCGTGAAGATCAGTAACAATGGCAAGCCAAGCCTGGCGGAAGAGACCCGAACACCCGTTACTCAGGTGACCGGCGTGACGCTGAGCAAAACCACGCTTGCGCTGGCGGTCAATGCTTCCGATTCACTGAATGTCACGGTTAACCCGTCTGGCGCCACGGATAAAACTTTCCTGGCGTCGTCTTCCGACCGTTCGAAAGCGACTGTAACTGTGGCCGGGAATGTCCTGACCGTTAAGGGCGTGGCCGCCGGCCAGGCGGACATCGTGGTGATGACCAGTGACGGTCAGTTCATTGCGATCTGTAAAGTTACCGTTTCCTGAACCCTGAGGGGCGAAAGCCCCTTTACGGAGTAAAAATGTCAAAATACCTGAAATCCGGTCTCTTTGAGTATGGTGAAGAGAAAATTACGCTTTACGAACTTTCTGCCTTACAGCGTATTGAGCACCTGCAGTTTATTGCCGGGGCAGAAAAAGAACTGCCGGAAGATGCTGACGAGAAAACGCTTTACCCGCTGCTGGTGGAGCAAAATATTCGCCTCGGCGCCCGACTGGTTGCAATGTCACTCTGGCAGGCCGACACCGCTAAAGGCGACGTTGAAAAACTGCATCAGGAGATTCTGTCCGGCTGGCCCATCAACATGATTGGGGCTGCTGATCGGTTCGTGAAGGTGCTGTCTGATATGTTGCCGGAGGCCTCGCCAGACAATGCCGGGGATCAGGAAGAAGCCGAAGCGCCCGATGCGGAAAAGTCCTCGCCGGCGAGCTGAATTTTGTCATGAAGCTGGCGAGGGAATTTCGACGCCCGGACTGGCGCCAGATGCTTGCCGGCATGTCATCTTCAGAACTGGCTGAGTGGGGGCGTTTTTACCGTGAACAGTATTTCGAAAACGATCTGCAGGATGTTCATTTTTCCCGCCTGAGCCATCTTATTATTTCCATCATGTGTAAGGACACGGAGCTGACTCCCGCCAGCTTCAGTCTTCTTAATCCCCCTGATTTGGTTACCGAACAGGATGACAACACCATGATGTCCGTTGCTGAAAGTCTAGGAGGAGTGCGCTATGGCCCAGCCGGTGGGTGACCTGATCGTTAATCTCGATCTGAATTCGCCAAAATTTAATGAGCAACTGGCTTACAGCGGAAAGAAACTCAGCGAACTGGGTAAGGCTGCAACCGCTGCCGCCGACCAGGTGGACCGGGCGTTTAACCGGCAGGAAGCCGCAGCTCGCCGTGCAGGGATGTCAGTGGGCGCGTACAGTAATGCTGTACGCATGCTGCCTGCTCAGTTTACCGATATTGCCACGCAGCTGGCCGGTGGGCAGTCTCCGTTCCTCATCCTGCTCCAGCAGGGCGGGCAGGTGAAAGACAGCTTCGGCGGCTTCGGGCCAATGTTTCAGGCGCTGCGCGATGCGCTCTTCGGCTTTAGTGGTGATGTGCAGAAATCCACGGATGAAGCGAGCGACAGCGCGGGTGAACTTGCGGAGAGTTTTAATAACGCCTCCGATGCTGCAGAGAACCTTGGCCGGGCACGCGGATTTATCACGCCGTTTAATGTGGCGCTGGCTGCTGTTGCGGTTACCGCCGGGCTGATGCTGTATTCCTGGTACCGCAGTAATTCACAGCTCTCCGATTTCAATAAAACACTGGTGCTTTCCGGCAATACTGCTGGCCTGACTGCCGAAAGAATGCTGATGGTGAGTAAAGCCGCCGCCAGCGCCGGGATTACCTTCTCGGCTGCCGCCGGGACGTTAACGGCGCTGGTGAATGCAGGTGTTGCTGCAGGCGCTAATTTCGAGCGTCTTTCGGTAAGCATTACTGAGTTCGCGGACAAAAGCGGTCTCGAGATTGAGGATGTTGCCAGGGCGTTCGGAAAACTGACCAGCGATCCCACATCCGGCCTGATTGCCATGGCGCAGCAGTTTCATAACGTGACGGCTGAACAGATTGAGCATGTGGCACAACTCCAGCGCTCCGGCGATGCGGCAGGCGCACTGAAAGCGGCAAACGACGCGGCGACTGAAGGTTTTGAACGCCAGACCCGTGCCATTGAAGGCAATATGGGCACGCTGGAGCGTGCGGCAAACACAGTCGGCGACGCCTTTAAGTCGATGTGGGACAAAATCCTTGATATCGGTCGCCCTGATACCGGTGCAGAGCTGCTGAAAAAGGCGCAGCAGCAGTTCGATATCGCCCAGAACAACTTCAATAAATTCGCGACCGGACCGGGCGTGTCTGACGCGATGCGCAATCAGTATCAGAAAGTGCTGGACCGCACCCGAATCAGTCTTCAGGCAGCGCAACTGCAGGCCGATATGCAGACTGTTTCCGCAGAAGGCGCTGAAACTCAGTCAGTTGCCGAGCGGGACAGACTGAAATATGCCGCTCAGGCGCAGGCCGCATATGAAAAGTCGCAGACTGCTCTGGAAAAATATACCAGTAAACAGAAGGAGCTGAACAAGGCCCTGCAGGAAGGGCGCATCCTTCAGGGAAGCTACAACACCCTGATGGCCGCAGCGAAAAAGGAATACGAAAGTTCGCTTAAAAAGCCCGCCAAAACCACCACGCCTGGTGGCGTTAAGGCATCAGATTCGATCAGCGCGCAAACACTTGAACTTCAGGCGCAACTGGAGGTATTGCGCCAGCACCGCGGTCTAAATGACAGCATCAGTCAGGAACGGAAAAACCTATGGAAAGAGCAGGCCAGGTTTACCGTGCTGGAGAACGCCGCGAAAAACCGAGCATTAAGTGCCGATGAAAAATCACTTCTCAGCAATAAGAATAAAATTCTTGCCCAGGCGGAAATAAACGCCCGCCTTGGTGATGAAAAGTTAATTCAGGAGCGGCTGAATGATCTACAGGATAGGTCACTGAAGTATTCGACGCAGATGGGTGAAAAAACCCGGGCACTGACGGAAAGTGCCGGGATGAGTAGCCGTAAAACACAGCGCCGTCTGGACGAAGCACAACTGCTGCAGGGCTGGAAGAATGCAGGAGGCACGGAAACGGACGAAGGGTACCGGCAGGAACTGGAGTCGCTCAGGAATTTTTACGCGGCTCAGGATGAGTTACGCGGTAACTGGCAGGCAGGGGCACGAACCGCATGGGCTAACTATGTTGATTCAGCTTCTGACGCGTACGGCCAGATGGAATCATTAGCCTCCACCGCGTTTGACGGTATCAGTGAAAACATGGCAGCAATGCTCACTAACGGTAAAGCAAGCTGGTCAGATTTTACGCGATCAATTATGTCCATGCTTACCCAAATACTGATGAAGCAGGCGCTGGTGGGAATGGTGAATTCGGCCACGACGGCAATGGGCTTTGCCACCGGCGGTTACACAGGATCCGGGGGAAAATACGAGCCTGCTGGGGTGGTTCACCGTGGCGAGTTCGTATTCACCAAAGAAGCAACCAGTCGTCTGGGTGTGGGCAATCTTTACAATCTGATGCGTGGTTACGCGTCGGGTGGACTTGTTGGCGGCGGATCAGCGCCGATCACGGGGCCTATGGGCGTTAGTGTCTATGCGCCCGTTTCTGTCACCTCTCCGCAGAATGAAACGAAGCAACCTCCCGGAGACCAAATCGGGCGGGCTTATCAGCAGGTCATTACGCAGGCCGTTAATGATGGCATTGCAAAAGCAGTGCGTCCTGGTGGCCTGATCTGGAACGCAACCAGAGGCAGATAATAGATGGCTATTGAATCCTTTCCCTGGTCGATTCAGTCGGCCAGTCAGCCCACAACTAAAAGCACCGACACGATCCGCAAGGTTCAGTTCGGCGATGGCTATACACAGGTCAGTGGTTCAGGGCTGAACAGCGAGACCCTGACCTACGAATATTCCTTTACCGGGCGACCAGAACTGGGCCTGCAGATTTATGCTTTTCTCCGGCGTCATAAAACAAAATCCTTCTCGTTTAAACCGCCTTTCGGTGATCTCGCTTTATGGCGGGTTGAGGCTGACAGCCTTCAGAAGGTCATAAAGAGCAAAACGGTAATGACAATTACTGCAACCTTTGAACAGGCGTTTGCACCATGATCAACAGCGATTACCAGAAACTTGAGCCGGGCGACACAGTCCGGCTTTTTTCTGTCGACGGCACGGCATTCGGCGTGGGGGAGGTTATGCGCTTCCACAGTCACAGCATTCCCCATTCTGAAGCTGAAATACTCGCCGCCGGCGGTGACGAATCAAAACTGGCTGCAAAAAGCATCTGGTGGCAGGGTCAGGAATATAAGGCCTGGCCGTGTGAGATTGAAGGAACAGAAAAATCGACGGGTGGCGAAAGTGCGCAGCCGGTCCTTCGCGTTGCCAACCTTGATGGTTCTGTCACGGCGCTGTGCCTTGCGTATGACGATATGCTGCAGGCGAAGGTCTCTATCCATGACACGCTGGCGCAATACCTCGACGCGCGTAACTTTCCCGGCGGAAACCCGACGGCAGACGCCTCTCAGGAAAAAATTCAGGTCTGGTATATCGACGCGAAAACCTCTGAAACCAGTGAGGTGGTGGAGTTCGCGTTATCCAGCCCCATGGATTTGCAGGGGCTGATGATCCCGACACGGCAGCTTCATTCCCTCTGCACCTGGTGCATCCGCAACAAATACCGAACCGGCGATGGGTGTGATTACGCCGGAACGCGTTATTTCGACAAAAACAACAATCCCGTGGATGACCCGTCCCGCGATGAATGCAACGGCACACTGACCGCATGCAAACTGCGGTTCGGTGAAGGTAACGAGCTGCCGTTCGGCGGATTCCCGGGCACTTCTTTGATCCGGAGCTGACATGCGCAAGAAGACCATTGAGGCCATTATGGCCCACGCCGAGGCGGAATATCCGCGCGAGTGCTGCGGGGTGGTGGCGCAGAAAAGCAGGGTGGAAAAATATTTCCCCTGTCGTAATCTCGCCACCGAGCCGACAGAACACTTTCACCTCTCGCCGGAGGATTACGCCGCGGCGGAAGACTGGGGAACGGTGACCGCCATCGTTCACAGCCATCCGGACGCCACCACGCAGCCAAGTGAAGTGGATAAGGCGCAGTGTGATGTGACGGCGCTGCCCTGGCATATCGTCAGCTGGCCGGAAGGGGATTTACGGACCATCATGCCACGGGGCGAAATTCCGCTGCTGGAGCGTCCATTTGTGCTGGGCGTTTACGACTGCTGGGGGCTGGTGATGAGTTACTACCGCCAGACGTACGGTATCGAGCTGGCGGATTACCGCGTTGATTATCCCTGGTGGGAGGAGCAGTACCCGGATAATTTTTACCAGGATAACTGGTACGAATGCGGGTTCCGGGAGTTCACCGGCGCGCCGCAGCCGGGCGACGTGGTGATCATGCAGGTTCAGTCGAATAAGTGGAATCACGCCGGAGTTTTGCTGGAAGGGAACATGCTGCTTCACCATCTCTACGGACATCTCAGCCAGCGGGTGCCGTACGGTGGTTACTGGATGGAGCGAACCCTGAAAATTCTTAGATATAAAGGTGTTATTTAGCTCAAAAACTTTATATTTCAGCGTTGAGATTCATTTTTTGGATGTTAGGATGTTTCCTATTGCAACGTAAGGAAACAAACTATGAAAAAGATGTTCGTGGCTGGGCTCGCTATTATGTTACTTGCTGGCTGCTCCGTAAAAAAAGACATGATACCTATGGGCGGAAGTAAAGCCGATGGTACAGTTCGCATGGGATATACGGTTGGACAGTTTGAAAAACCTGTAATTGACCTTAATCAGGCCGCTACATTAGCGGCTCAAAAATGTAAAACTTGGGGTTATGAAGGCGCAGAAGCATTTGGCGGACAAACATCCCAATGCGGACAGACCGATGGATGGGGAGCATGTGTTTTATCTAATGTTTCCGTCGAGTATCAATGCACTGGCGGCAAGGCGGCTCAAAACTAATAGAAGTTTTTAATACTGTTAAGCCACCACTTGGTGGCTTTTTTACTTTTTAGCATAAAATCTGCTATTCTCTTGGATATTACGTACAGGGAATGAATATGAAAATTTTGCTATTAATAACCCTTTTGTTTGGCATTAGCGGATGTTCAACTACGAATTTAGCAAATGAAGCGCCAATTTTTGCTGGCCATTCTTCTAAATCGCCTGATGAAATGAATAGATGCTTATCTCCAAAATGGGTTGCTCTTAAAGCATCCTCTACCAGTGTGCCCACTAAAGATGGGTATCAAATTTCATCTTCTGATGAGTGGATGGGCGCTGTATCATTAGTGAAAATTGGTAAAGCAGCGAATGGCGGTTCTGATATAAAAGTCTATGCCTTATCCAAAGGCTGGAACGATCCTTGGGGAAGCGCTGCTCGCTCATGTCTTTAATAAATTAATATCTTGCCAAGCCACCTTAGGGTGGCTTTTTTATTATTGGAAAAAATATGACATCTATAATCGAAGAGAGAATGGTGACTATAGAATTATATGGGCAACTCGGTAAATTGTTCGGAAAATACCATGAAAGGTTAGTTCGTACTAATGCTGAAGCTATACATGCTCTTTGTAAGACAATAGATGATTTTGAGCGGTTCCTTAATAGCAGTAAATTAAGAGGATTAACATTTGCGATATACAGAGGTGATAAAAATATTGGCCTAGATGACATGGGATACCCAGTAACAAATGAGGTTATAAAAATAGTTCCTTATATCATCGGTAGTAAAAAAGCCGGTGCTTTACAAACAATTTTAGGGGCCGTCTTGGTTGTGGTGGGCGTGGTTATTGGCTATTTCGCTGGGTGGACTGGTGTGGGTTGGGCTATTGGCTCAAAGATGGCAATGATGGGAGGAGCCATGATGTTAGGTGGTGTGGTCCAAATGCTTTCACCTCAGCCTGCCGGGCTCGCCAGTAAACAGGATGCCGATAACCGGGCATCTTATGCGTTCGGCGGCGTGACCAATACAGCCGCACAGGGTTATCCGGTACCCATTGGCTACGGAAAACGCCGTATTGGTGGCGCGATTATTTCCGCCGGGATTTACGTCGAAGATCAGCAATAACCCCCCACCTTTTATTTCCTCACAGTCACCGCCGTCTGGCGGTTTTTTTATGGGCGCAACATGGCAGAACTTATCAAAGGGCGCAAAGGCGGCGGCTCCAGACAGCGCACGCCGACGGAACAGCCGGACGATCTCCAGTCGGTGGCAAAAGCGAAAATCCTGCTTGCTTTGGGCGAGGGGGAGTTTGCTGGTGGGCTGACAGGGCGCAATATTTTTCTGGATGGTACCCCGATTGAAAACCCGGACGGCTCCCGGAACTTTTCCGGCGTCGCCTGGGATTTCCGTCCCGGTACCCAGGCTCAGTCCTATATTCAGGGTATGCCCGGATCAGAAAACGAAATCAGCGTGGGTACGGAGGTATCCAGTGCCACCGCCTGGACACGCACGTTTACCAACACGCAGTTGTCTGCCGTTCGCCTGCGTATCAAATGGCCGTCACTTTACCAGCAGCTGGATAACGGGGATCTGGTGGGCAATTCGGTTGCCTATGCAGTTGACCTTCAGACGAATGGTGGAGCGTGGCAGACTGTTATCAGTACGGCTGTAACCGGAAAAACCACCACGGGTTACGAGCGCAGTCACCGTATTGACCTTCCGCGTGGGGGCAGCACCTGGACATTGCGGCTTCGCAAACTGACGCCGGATGCCAACAGCGCCAGAATCGGTGACACCATGACGCTGCAGAGCTATACGGAAGTCATTGACGCCAAGCTGCGTTACCCGAACACCGCGCTGCTGTACATCGAGTTCGACTCCAGTCAGTTCAACGGCAGCATCCCGCAGATTTCCTGTGAACCGGCGATGCGCGTGATCCGCGTGCCTGATAATTATGATCCGCTCACACGCGCCTATAACGGCACCTGGACGGGCGGGTTTAAATGGGCCTGGACAGATAACCCGGCGTGGATTTTTTACGATATCGTGGTCGCCGACCGCTTTGGCCTGGGCCACCGGCTGACGGCGGCCAATATCGATAAGTGGACGCTGTACCAGGTGGCACAGTACTGCGATCAGCTGGTACCGGACGGAAAAGGGGGAAATGGCCTGGAGCCACGTTATACCTGTAACGTTTATGTGCAGGACCGTAACGAGGCTTATACCGTGCTGCGGGACTTTGCGGCTATCTTCCGGGGCATGACCTACTGGGGCGGTAATCAGATTGTGGCGCTGGCAGACATGCCGCGCGATATTGATTACAGCTACACCCGCGCCAACGTGGTCAACGGTGAATTCGTTTACTCAAGCAGCACGACCAAAACCCGTTACACCACGGCGCTGGTCTCGTATTCCGATCCGGCTAACGGTTACGCCGACGCCATGGAGCCGGTTTTTGAGCAACCGCTGGTTGCGCGTTACGGGTTTAACCAGCTTGAGATGACCGCGATTGGCTGCACCCGGCAGAGTGAAGCAAACCGCAAGGGGCGCTGGGGGATACTGACCAACAACAAAGACCGCATCGTCACCTTTTCGGTGGGCCTGGACGGTAATATCCCGCAGCCCGGCTATATCATTGCTGTTGCTGACGAAATGCTGTCCGGTAAAGTCACCGGCGGCCGCATCAGTTCGGTTAACGGGCGCGTGATCAACCTCGACCGCATGCCGGATGCCAGGCCGGGCGATCGCCTTATTCTCAATCTTCCTTCCGGCGCGTCACAGGCCAGAACAATCCAGGCGATCAACGGTCAGGCCGTTACGGTCAGTATCGCTTACGGGGAAATACCGCAGGCGGAAAGTGTCTGGGTGGTGGAGTCTGATGAGCTGTATGCCCAGCAGTACCGGGTGGTGAGTGTCAGCGACAATAGCGACGGCACATTTACCATCTCAGGCGCGTTTCACGATCCGGATAAGTATGCCCGCATCGATACCGGCGCCATCATTGACCAGCGTCCGGTAAGCGTGATCCCGCCGGGCAGCCAGTTTGCGCCGGAAAACATCACCATAGGCTCTTACTCCGTGGTGAATCAGGGCATCAGTGTCGAAACGATGCGCGCCAGCTGGAACCCGGCGCCGAACGCGATCGCGTATGAAGCGCAGTGGCGCCGCAACGACGGGAACTGGGTGAACGTGCCGCGCAGTTCGACCACGTCGTTTGAAGTGCCGGGCATTTATGCAGGGCGCTACCTGGTGCGCGTCCGCGCCATCAACGCGGCGGAGATTTCCAGCGGCTGGGGATACTCTCAGGAAAAAACACTGACGGGTAAAGTGGGTAATCCACCAAAGCCCATCAACTTTACCGCCACCGGCATTAACTGGGGCATTCGCCTCACCTGGGCTTTTCCGCCCAACACGGAAGACACGCTGAAAACGGAAATTCAGTACACGCCGCGTGATGACCATGCCGATCCGCTTTTGCTGTCGGATGTGCCATATCCACAAATGGATTACACCCAGCTTGGTTTACGGGCGGGCCAGATTTTCTGGTACCGCGCTCAGCTGGTCGACAAAACAGGTAATGAATCAGGCTGGACCGACTGGATCAGGGGCATGGCTAACGACCAGGCCGCCGATTATCTGGAAGATATTGCCAAAGATCTGCTGACGTCAGAGGACGGGAAGCGCCTGACAGAGCAGATTGATTTCACCCTGGCAGGACAGATGCAGGTCACACTTGCGCAGGTGGAAGGGGCACAGATCCAGTATGAACAGGTGGGACTGGCGCGCGCTGAAATTTCGCAGGCCAGGATTACTATTGCCGATAACGAACGGGCTTTTGCACAGTACCAGGAGCTTGTGGCCGTTCAGTTTGGCGATGCTGCTGCGGAAATCAACGAGGTTAAAACCGCACAGGCGACAGCGGATGAGGCGTTTGCCGAATACCGGCTGTCAGTAGCGGCGGATTTTAAAGGCGTTAACAGCAGCATCACCACCATTCAGGAAGCGCAGGCCAGCGCAGAACAGGCTTTTGCCCAGTACCAGACGCAGGTCGCGGCGAAGTTTGGCGATCAACAGGCCGCCATCAATCAAAAAATGACTGCCTATGCGGACGCAACAACCGCCAATGCAATTTACACCCTGAAAACGGGTGTGAAATACAACGGCAACTACTACGACGCCGGGCTGTCTGTGGCGGTCATCGCTGACGGTTCAGCGGTAAAAACCCGCGTGGCGATTAATGCCGATCAGTTCGTGATGCTGTCGGGGCAGGGCGGCGTCATGTACTCGCCTTTTGCCATCGTTAACGGCCAGGTGTTTCTGAGCTCCGGATTTATCCAGGACGGAACGATCACGAATGCCAAAATTGGCCAGTACATCCAGTCCAACACATGGGATGGTACCGGCAATGTGGGCTGGCACATTAACAAAAGCGGGTTTGCGTGGTTCGCGGGCGTAACCGTCAGGGGAACCGTTTATGCCGAATCAGGCTCCTTCAGGGGCTCGGTTTATGCAACTGATGGTGAGTTCAGAGGCACTGTGTACGCCAGCGGAGGCAAATTTACAGGGACTGTGGAAGCCAGCAGCTTTATCGGCGACGTGGCCAACGGCATGGTATTTGATGATGCGCCGAACGGTTATGTTCGGTCCTTCCGGTATGTGGACAGCGCAACATTCAACCTCGCAAAACAGGTGGTTGTAATGATGAACGTCAGGGTTCAGGGGGCCAACAGCGGCTCTGTCGGGGCGATTGCCACCATAACGATAAATGGTGTCTCAAGGTCGTTTAACTTTAACACCCCTGGTTCCGGGGTGTTTTCGGCAACGGTCATGCACAGCGTGCGCACCTCCGAACGGTTAATCAACGTGTCATGCGTAGTGAACGCAGATCAGCAACTGCCGGGCGCGGGTGCATCGATATCCTCACCAACCATGCTCATCCTGCGCGGCTCCGGCTCATTCGCGCAAATCACGTAAACCAACCCGCTCCGGCGGGTTTTTTATTGCCTGTAATCAGGAGACATTATGTCCGCAGGAACCCTTAAACTGACCAATAATTCGACGGCGGTTGTTGGTACCAGTACGTTATTCACCACGGATTTAAAGCCGGGCGATTTTATCACCGCGACTATCGGCGGCGTGTTGTACACCCTGCCGGTTGATACCATCACCAGTAATACAGCGGCCACGCTTGTCAGCCCCTTCACCGGCCCGACAACCACGGGTGCTGCCTGGGCAGCAGTACCACGTAAAACAATGAATCAGGTTACCGCTGATCTTGTTGCGCAGACGACTGCTGCAATGCGCGGGATGAATAATGACAAAGCTAACTGGCAGTCATTTTATTCTGCTGACGGAGATATCAACATCACCCTGCCGGACGGCACAAAGGTTCCGGGGCCGTCATGGGCAAAAATGGCCGGTCTGGTAAGTTCCTCTCAGCAGTGGCGCGGCAATCTGCCCGCTGCAGCAAACCTGAATGCATACGGACCGACGCCCGACTTTACCGGAATCTGGAACCGCTCATCAAACACCAACACCACTACCGCGTACGGGTTCCCGGAGGACAACGGGCAGGGGGTTCTGGAAGTGTTTGCTGGCGGACGCTACGGCGGGCTTCAGCGCTATACCGTCTCAACGAGCGGCAATGTTTATATCCGTTCACTGACTGGCGCATGGAACGGGACTGACGGGCCATGGTCCGACTGGTTGCCTGCAGGGATTCAGACACGGATGTCATTTTTTACCGGCGACCTGAACACGCTGAAGGCACCTGGTGAATGGTCGGTTACCACGCCGTTTACCAGTGGCCCGACGGACATACCTGGTATCTGCGAAGTTATCCCACGGCTCAACGGGACCGGACTGCTTCAACGCTATACCGCGATCGCCACCGGTGCTGCGGGCATTAACCGCACCTGGCAGCGTACGTTATCCGGAACAACCTGGTCTCCCTGGGAACAACTGGGGGCAAAGGCGCTGTATGATTTAGGGATCGGGATACCTAACAGCACATTAAGTAATCTGGACTGGCAAACCTTCAGTTTTGTTAACGGTGCAGCCTATCAGTTAAATGCCGCCAACTGGCTGAATGCGCCTCCGCCACTTGATACCTACACGACAGGGACGTTTGCCCTGAACGTGACTAACGTATCGGGTGATGTAACAGCCGGTACAGGAAATGCGTGGATACATTTCACCGCGACATACTATTCCGCAGGGCTGTCACGGCGTATTTATCAGGGTGTTTTCCGTGGGCCGGTCGGTGCCAGGGTTTACCATATTGAGGAAATTTTCACTGATTCCCGTGTCATACCGGTTGCGAATGGCGGAACAGGTGCCACCACGCCGTCCACGGCACGTACAAATCTTGGCCTGGGTGACTCCGCTACGCGTAATGTCGGCGCAGCTGCGGGAACAGTGGCGGCGGGCGATGACTCACGCATCGTTTACGCGGCAGATTATCGCGGGTCTTCTTACAGCGGCGTAATCGACTTTGTTAACCGCACAACGTCGGGCGACCCCGGTGAGGCGATCATCTTGCGTGCTGCACACGGCGTCGCGGGAACCGGAACCTTCGAAAACACGCTGGCAAAAATGTTCGCCCCGGACGGGTCATTTTCGCGTATTCAGCATTACGTAACCAGTACGCATGCCATCCGCTTCGTTATCGCCGGGGTCACTGGTGGCATCGGTACATATTCTTTTAGCCAGACAGGAAACGCCATCGCAAGCGGGTCATGGGTTAACTCTGGTTCTGACGAACGTGTCAAAAACGATATTGCGCCTATACAGAACGCTCGCGATGTTCTGATGGGGATCAGGGCAGCCACCTGGAGGTATCGGCATAAAGGTGCAGAGGGACGTTTCGGCATGGGCGTCATCGCGAATGACATCGCCAGGTTTTTCCCGGATGCCGTGATCAACACTGGTTCGCGCGAGCTGGATGACGGCACAGTTATTGATGATGTGTTAGCAGTAGAAGCCGGGGACTCGGGCTCAATGGTTGCGGTTCACCATGCTGTGCTGCAGTCGCTGGTGGAGGAAAATCGTTCACAACAGCTCGAAATTGAAGCGCTTAAATCAAACGTGGAAGAGCTGAAGAAAATGGTGGAGGGGCTTATTGCAAATAATTCAGCAGGTTAATTCAGATGTGGAAACTATCAGTCAGCGCTGATATCGCCTCTCACACCAATAAAATTTAATAGTCATCCTCAGCATCCTTTGACGCTGACCACATGACACCTATAGCAATGAGCACTATGACGGCAAGGATGCCGATAACCCACCACATAATTCACCATGCAGCTTATTAAAGGATGATTGATTGGGGGAATATAAGGCATGTGATTTTTTATTTGTATGGCATTAACCAGGAATGCACAGTGGTTCACATTAATAGGCGTACCCGCATTGATCTCCTTCCTCTGCAAAACTCTATATACACATACAGTAGAAGAAAGAGGTCATGTGCCGCGCCTGTCTGATATCCGACCAGCGTTCTACGCAGCACTACACTTCAGCCCGAAAGGGAAACGCTCCGTCGCCACAGATGATTCTGTCCGTCACATGGCGTCAGTAGAGGTAATATAAAGAAAAAAAGCCCGCACGGGAGCGGGCAAACAGCCCTTAGAAATGTTATCAGTCCTACGTTCATGACGCAGGTAAAAAACATATCGGTAAAGCTGGCCTTTTCTTTAGTAAAATCCATTGCAAATCAAAATGTTCATTTAGTTGAGGTTAGGCTAAGAAGGCACTAATGATGAGCAATGGCTTTGTAATGACGTAGGTGAGGTGTGATTTTTTTTCAACTAAAACAAATAAATAAACTTTTTTATGGTTTTTTTATAAAGTTTCAAATTGGCCTGACGATAACTTGTAGTGACACAGGCACGCCTGGCGTAATAAACCCAAAAGGAAAATTTTATGGCACAAGTTATCAACACTAACAGCCTGTCGCTGTTGACTCAAAATAACCTGAACAAATCTCAGTCTTCCCTGAGCTCTGCGATTGAACGTTTGTCTTCTGGTCTGCGTATCAACAGCGCTAAAGACGACGCCGCTGGCCAGGCGATTGCAAACCGCTTTACCTCCAACATCAAAGGTCTGACCCAAGCTTCCCGTAACGCCAACGACGGTATTTCTGTTGCACAGACCACCGAGGGCGCGCTGTCTGAAATCAACAACAACCTGCAACGTGTACGTGAGCTGGCTGTTCAGGCAACCAACGGCACCAACTCTGATTCAGATTTGAATTCTATCCAAGACGAAATTACTCAGCGCTTGGGCGAAATCGATCGCGTTTCACAGCAAACTCAGTTTAACGGCGTCAAAGTGCTGGCATCCGACCAAACGATGAAAATTCAGGTTGGTGCAAACGATGGTGAAACCATCGAAATTAAATTGGATAAAATCGATGCCAAGACTTTAGGTCTGGATAGCTTCAGTGTTGCGCCTGGCAAAGTGCCAGTGAACTCAAGTGTTGCATTGAAAAGCGAAGCTGCTTCAGATCTTACAAAAGTCAACGCTGCTAATGGTATCGTAGGCACAACAGAAGCTTTTGGTGCAGACTATAAAGACAGCGCTATTGGCGCTTACTTTGGTAGCAACGCCAAAGATACCGGAGACGTTACAAATGCTAACGGTACAGGAAAGGCTGATAAAGTTTATGAAATCCAAGTAGACGGGCAAACATACTTTGTTGCTCAAGATAACGCTGGAGATGAAACAGGTACTCTTGGCGGTAATTATAACCTCCTCAAACAAAATGCTAGTGGTTATGAAAAAGTTAAGATCGGTACTAATGATGTACAGTTGGCTAACTTTGGCGGTCGCGTAACTGCATTCGTTGATGATGCTGGTACAGCTAAATCTGTTGACTTGGCAGCAGGTAAAGCGGGTAAAGCATTAGCATTTAACGACTCTCAAATGTCTGTTTATTTCGGCGGTAAGAACTTGGACGTTCATCAGGTTCTTGGTAAGGATGGTAAGGCTGTTACTGGGCAATTTGCAGCAAAAACTGCTGATGGTACCTATCTTGCAGTTGATGTAGATGCCTTAACTGGCAATACGTCTGTAATTACCGATCCAAATGGTAAAGCAGTTGAATGGGCTGTTAAGAGTGATGGTTCTGCACAGGCTATCATGCGCGAAGATGACAAAATTTATTCAGCGACTATCGGTACTACTACTGCAACCAAAGGTAGTGAGATCAATGTGGCCGATCTTAAAGCATTAGCCACTACTAACCCGCTGGCTAAACTGGATGAAGCTCTGGCTAAAGTTGACAAACTGCGTAGCTCCCTGGGTGCGGTACAGAACCGTTTCGATTCTGCTATCACTAACCTGGGCAACACAGTGAACAACCTGACTTCTGCTCGTAGCCGTATCGAAGATGCTGACTACGCGACCGAAGTTTCCAACATGTCCCGCGCGCAGATCCTGCAGCAGGCAGGTACTTCTGTACTGGCACAGGCTAACCAGACGACTCAGAGCGTTCTGTCTCTGCTGCGTTAATTCGCAAAATACCTTTCAAACCCCGCTCCGGTGGGGTTTTTTTATATAAAAATTTTGTTTATCGTAATTATTTAGTCACAGGCAATGCTTAATGGTTAACGACATCACATACGGACGGGAAGCGGAAGTATGGCCCCGTGATTACTCCTTATTATCCAGAAGGCTTCAGTTTCTTCGGTTTAATGACGTTCCGGTCAAAATGGTAAGTTGTAATGGGTTATCTATCACAGGTTATATCGCAAAGTTTTACCCCGAAGAAAATGTTATCTACGCTTCCATTAAGCCCAAAGGCACAAAACGTGTAAAGATTTCGATGGAATACATCGCCTCGTTAGAGGAATTGCCTACTGATTCAGGCGTCAAACAATATTTGCTTGAACAAGAACAATTCAACACCCCAGTTACAGAACCTACCCGTAGAGACTTTTTCTCCATTTGTAATAAATGCTTTCAGCAAGGTGTAGGTGTAAGGGTTCATATGGTTGATGGTCGTGTCATTGAAGGGAAGACGACGGGTGTCAACGCTTGCCAAGTTGGGCTAATAAAACCCAACGGCAATCACATACAAATATTGTTCGATTGGGTAGAACGCATTACATCTTCGGATTTCGTTGAAAAGTAAAGTACGACACATCTTTTCACATCCAGGTTATCTTTCTGGTGTTGTTCTATCCAGACTAGATCAGCTCAACGCCAAAGGGGGAAAGGGAACTTTGTTCTTCGCGGGGCAAGGCATCCAGCAGCAGATGAAAAGGGACATGCTTTCGCCCCGGTACACTACGCGGCTTTCTGACATACCAAAGGTTGGATAATAGGTGCCTTTCTTTTCACTTAACTATCATCTCTTTTACCAAAAATGCTATAAATAACAGTGAAATAATGATGTTATTCATTATCTTTGGTTGGTTTAGATGCAGGGAAAAGACCACGAATTACGCCAAGGAAGGCGGCAAAAACATTCAAAGTAACAGCCGAGGTAATTGCAATAAGGACGTTTTCGCTGAAGATTTCTTTGTCATAGCGAAACTTAATAGCCGCATAAATCGCTAATAACCAGCACCACCCATAGAGAGTCTTTCTAACAACTTTGTAAGCCTTATCGCCGAAACGTTCGCGTAAAGCTCGGTCAGCCTTTTTATCCTCAATGAGTTGTATTGTAAGTTGATCCCTTATGGAATTCTGAGTGAATTCCGGAACGTCTGGTGTATCCTGAAGTTCCGGAATTTCTGAGGCGGGCTGATCTAGTCTGATGTCATCCAGTGAAGTTGCCAATTCCGCAACCTTATTTAATGGTTTCTTTCATAAGATTGTTGCTTATCACATCACCTTCAGAAGAGGTCTTAGACCAGGCCGTACCAGGCAAATGCGTAAGGTGTGACAATTGAGTGCCCTTGAGCGGTCCATACACAGAGCAAATTTTCTCAATGATTACTTTTGCTCGCATATCGTCATCAGACACGCGAGGAGTCACCACTGCATAGCCTGGATTAGTACTAACGACTGTACTAATTAGTGATGTGATTGGCCGGGAACCATACCCCTTAACTTCATGGTAAAGCGAGGGGATTACCGGCCCATATCGCCACTTTGCAAAGAAATCATCAAACAAGGGCTCATTATAAAGCTTCAAGTGCCAAGACTGCACATAAAAGAGCAGTTTTTGAAGCTTCATTGGAGTTAAATCATTTAACTCACCCTTAATGGCTTTTTCAATGAAGGCATTAGCAATCGCTGTAGCAGAGTAAGCCATAACATGCCTCCTGTAAGCTGGTTAAATAAACAGTATTTCTTATTGCTATCTTACCCTAGAGGTAATCTTGAGTACATAATAATAACTTTATGTCTATCCGTCACTTATAAAGCGATAGGATTAAGTATCAAATATAAGCAAAAGACAGCAGATTATCTCAGTAAGTGTGAAAGAAAAAGAGATAACATAAATTCTGGGTTATTAGCGAAAAGTCAACCCCGTATATTGTAAAAAAACACCATTGACATGTAGTCAGTAGAACCAGCCATCTGCGCTTTTCCATGCATCTTTAAGCGTTTCTCTTACAGACCTTTTCGCATCGTCTTTATCAATGATGCGGAAGATAGACAACCCATCGCCGCCCGCCGTTTAACGATAACTTCAACGTTCTCAAATCGTTTAAAGGGCCCTTGAATCAATTCTGCCTGGAGCGCTTCAGGAGTGCCTTTGGGCAAATGTTTAGCTTTGGCAAAACTGATTTCGACTCAAATGGTTAATTCCTTATAGCTGTGTATTTACACGGTAAATATACTGTTTATTCATACAGTGTCAAGGGATTAACCAGCATTGCTTGATGAAGATCTTCTGCTGTTTTGGAGTTGTACCAAGCGCTCATGAAGCGACTTAGGAAACAACTCAGTATAAACCTGCCACAGAGTCGATAATGATCGATGGCCAGTAACCTGGGCCACCTCTTCAATGCTAAATCCCGCTTCGAAAAGCCGGCTTGCACCTTCTCGCTTTAGGTCGTGATATCGCAAGTCTTCTATGCCTAACTCGTCACGAACTTGGCGATAGGTTTGAGTGATGCTTCGTGCGCGATAAGGGAATATGCGTTCATCTTTCTTGGGTTGACGCTGTACGATATCCCAGGCATCACCCAGAAGCGGAATAAGCATGTGGTTGCCTATCTTTTTTCGTGGATCTTTCCTGTCCCTAACCAATACAGCTTTTTGCTTCTCGTCCACATCGTCCCAGCGAATGCGACATATCTCACCAATTCTTGCACAGGTCAGAACGGACAAGAGAAAAATGTCATCGAAAGGGGCTGCGCTGTATGCTGTTTTAGCCTTTTCTTTAAGCCCATTAAGTATCAGTTCAAACTCATCACGCGTTGGTCGTCTGCTGCGTCTCTGGGACGGACCTATGATTCGAAATTGCTTAAGCCATACCTTTGCCTCTTCCAGAGGGGTGAGGTTTACCTCAATGCCAAATACAGGCCTGGCGGACTTCAATACCGTTGCGATGAAAGAGATTTCATTCGAGATGGTTTTTGGTGCCCGGCCCTGCTGCTTGCGATGCTGACAGTAATCAATAAGGTGCTTCGAAGTGATCTCGTTGATAGCAATGTCAGAGACATCATCTTTCATAAGGCGTGTAAGAGTTTCTCTTTTCGATACCTGCATGGTTATTTCGGGATGCTTAAGGTAGTGCTCGATTAGAGTTTTAAGGGAGTGAGGAGCTTGTTCAGAAGGAGTTCCGGAGATTTCAGGAATGCCATGCTCCTCCAGAAATACCACCCGTTTCGCTCCCCAAGATTTAGCAAGGCTTTGCTTAGAGAAGGTCTTGCTTTCCCGGTGAAGATATCTGCCATTTTCCTTTACGCCCACTACGCAACGATAGCGTACAGTTCCATCACTACGGGGGCGCTTCTCAACAGTAAAGTATGCCATGCTGCTTTTCCTTGGGGTGCTGGGTGGGGTGCTGACATATCAAAAATAACCTAAAACAAGGAAAAATGCACCATAATATAACTGTATGTATAATCAGGTAAAAATTATAATTGATTGAATATATTGATATATTTAATTGTTACAGAAGTTGAGGTCCCGGCATGTTGCTGGGGCTTTTTTTGAGTAAAACAAGCACTTATATAATTGTGGGGTGCTATTGGGGTGCTGAGTTATCCAAAAAAAATCCCGGAATAAGTTAATAAAAACCATAATCCGGGACATTTTTATTTTTTGAAAATTGCTTTGTTTAACTGCCACTTTGCATCTGATTGAATAATTCGATGCCTTTTTGTCGTTGCTTATCGAGGTGTTCCGCCAGATCCTGAACGTGGATCATGCGTGGTGCTTTCTGGCTGTCAGAGGCGCGAAAGGTTGGTAACGCAAATTCCCCCATGGACGCTTTCTTTTCTGCGGTCGACGGTTTGAGCCCGAAGTATTTTTCCGATACGTCCGCCAGAGGGATCGTTGTTGTTCCAAATTCTGCAAGTAATAAAAATACTGTGTTCATCATTTTAAGTCCCACCCAATCGCCTGAAATAAACCCATTTTGGGATGGAACCAGCGTGTACCGCGCGGCTCCGCTTCGCTCATCATCTGGCGGAAAGCCTTCATGAACGGCTCAAGCTCAATAATCGCACGGCGAGAGAGCAGGCCGTCAGGGGTCATAAATTCATGCGTATCAGTTGGGATGCGATATGCGTTAACCAGGTTCCGGCACTTGGCATCAGTCATACCGCTTTTTGCGACCACCTGGCGGTAACCGACATATCCGGCCCGCATGTTGCCGCGCTTGATGTTCTCCACTGTCTCTGTGACCGCTTCGATCTGTTCTTCGACCTGGTTCAGGCGCTTCTGCTGGCGCACGGCATCAGCGGCCATCGCTGCGATCATCTCGATTTCGGTCAGCGGCTCGCGCGTACGGAAGTAACTGTTAACCAGTTCGCGCTGCACCTGCCATGACAACGGGTCATTGAATGGCTTTGTCAGCATCAGATAACCGGACTCAAAAAGTACAATGCCGGACGGAGCAAATTTCGAGAATGTCCCCTGAGGGAGGTCCGTACGTAATACGTCCGAACCTAATTCTTCGTAATCTACGCCAGCGATAAAATGCTCACGATTGCGGTTGAACGCTGCTCGGGCGGTATCCTGAGGGCGGTTATGTACTTCATCAATCATCGCGAAAGTGACCACGCGCTGACCACGATATTCCACTGCAGGGAGCTGTTTGTTGTTAATGGTTACTGTGTTCATCATCGTTGTCCTCAGTGCATAACCGGCATGCCAGGCATACCTTCGGTCTGGATTTGCTTGATAAAGCTGTCATGTAAAATATTCAGGCCTTCCCGACCCATCGTAGACAGCCTGAAGCCTGAATCTTTGTCGGTAACCACCATGTCCTGATACATGCGCAGCGCCAGTTGCTGACCGAGTTTCTGTCCGTATTTTTCGATGGTGCAACCTTCAAGGTGGTTGGCAAGCGCGAAACGCTCAGGACCGGGATAGACACTGATTGCTCCGTGTTTGCCTGAATAGACAGTGGCCGTGTCAATGCCTCCATCTCCCCTGTGAACATCAACAGTGCCGTTCTTTTCCATCTCCTCTGAGATGAACACCGCTGCCACCAGCCAGCGCCAGATAATAATTTCCTTATCAATGGGCAGACTCAGCCAGCCGTTTTGTTTTGCCTCAAAAATACAGGCAAGCATGCGCATCCCTTCAGGAAGGCATTTATCGTATCGGCCCTTATCCAGTTGACGTACCAGGCCAGAATAGCCAATAACCCGGTTGCCATCTCTTACACCGTTCTGTGTCGGTTCCGGGGCGAAATTTTTGTTCAACATGGCGTGATCCTTAAAACGGTTTGCTGGCCTGAAGTTCGTCGCGTTCTTTCACAAAGCGGTTGTGCATGGACTCCCATTTCGAAAGCCATCTTTGCTGTTCGCGCTTGCGGGCCAGTATCCGGCGCAGACGGCGCAGACAACGCTGGTGGGCGCAGAGGTAATCAGAAGTGTGATCGCCGAGGTGATAAGCAATTGAGCCATCCTCAAAAATTTGCTTGCATGGCTCGTTAGTGGGCAAGTCGAGCTTTCTGAACACTGTTGAAACCATGTAATGAGCGAGATTGTTGAGCGCGGCGCCGCGGCTCAGGAATCGCCTTTTGCCACCGTGACGCATGACGACATACAGTGGGCCGGCAGGTGTTTCATACTGACGAAAGGCAATATCGATCGCGCTTGTGGTATTAGTCGTTTTCATTTTCGGTCCTTCAATTTGTTGTATGACTCGTGCGATAAAACCTGCCAGTTCTGGCCGCCGTCACGTGAAAGTAGGCGCCAGCGGCGGTTGACCCTCAGACTGAGGTTTCCGCACTGGATACGACACGGCATAACCCGGCACTGGCGGTAACGCCGCAGAACGTTAATAGCCTGGGCGTGTACCCATTCGGGTACGCGTATAGCTGTCAGTGTCATCGCATCACCTCTTTTGGCGGGGTGATGCGCCAGCCAGCTTCGCGGGCCAGTTCGATAAACCCCTGAAGAGTGGTGATGTGATCGTCCGTGGTAAGGCGGTAGTCACAGATTGCTCGCCCGTCCTTCAGGTGAACAACGACACGCCCGGTAAACTCCGGTGCAACGTGCAGATCCACCGGACATACGCAGCGGAGCCCAGCCGCGCGCAATTGTTCCTGAGTAAACTCTTTCACTGGACACCCCCGCTTAAATGTTTTTCTTTCACGTAGTCAGTGACTTCTTTAAACAAATCATCGACAATTAATTTCCCTGATTCGGTCAGGTACTCAGTGTTTTTATTGATGCCAATTGCATTATGGTAAGTGGCTTTAATAAATGACTCAGTTTCCTTCCGATTTCCAAATTCACCACGAGCCATTAACTCGAATCGTCTCAATAGCTGAGTCATTACACTTTCTGTTATTTCCACCGTTTCGATTGCACCATTCGGTAGATTCACAATCAGGAGATTTCCCGAAGTTTTATTTTTGAGTCTGTTTAATGCAGCATGAGCGATCCGACGGCGATATAAGTCAATTACGTTTTCCATTGCGCTGTTGCTCCTCAATTTCAAGAACTATTTTTTCTTCCTTAACTGCCCATGAATTAACCTTTGCAGATAGTGCGCAAGCTAACTCTATGAGGTTCTCCATTTGATAAGATTCAATGGATTTATATTGTTGAGACAGCACCTCCAGCAACGCGTAAAGATGCTCTGTTGTGATTGTTATATCTTGTATGTCCTGTCGCTTCGGCATGGTTATCTCCCATATGCTTTGCGTAAATAAAGATTCGCAATCACTTCGTAACCACAGTTCATGTATATAAGCGCTAATTTGTAAGCCGCCACATCTTTAATGAATCTCATCGTTAGTTCCCTTTGTTATACCTTTCAATCCCGCATTAGCTTGTTCAATAAGTTTTTTTTCGTCTTTCGTAAAATGAATTCTGGAATCGGAAATTAATTTAAAAAGAACAATCTCGATGATTTCGAAGAATCCTATCATCTGCCCTTTCAATGAATCATTTTCACTTAGATCACTTAGTTCACTAACTATGCGGGAAATAGTGAATGGAGTATTTCCCTCGCCTTGCCTTGCTTCATTTTCTAGATGCTTAAGCCAGATCCATGCCAATGCAGCTCCCGTAATGCATCCTCCAGAGTAGCCGCCTGTTGATGGCACGCTCCAAAAGCTGAGTCCGAAACCGGATTTAGACTTACCGCCAATAAATGGTAGTCTGTGTAAGGCTAATTTTTTTCTTTTATTAAATTTAATCATTTTAATTTCCTTGAGGTGAGATTATTCCCAGCAGTTAAGCTGTAATATTATTTTTTGGTGATTAACTAATAATTATCGCTTTGTAATTGGGGACGCTATTTATAATTTCTTTCGCTTCATCACATGCTTCGCTATAGCTTTTGAAGAAGTCGATCAAACAGAAATACTCACCTTCTATGCGGCGATATAATGCATATTCTAATTCGTCATTTGAATGGTCAGTCATAAGCTGAAAAGCACAATCACCTTGCCAGGGCTCCGCGGCATGTAAGTAATCCCAGTGCGAAGAATTAGCTTTTAATTTGTTATGAATATCGAAAGGCTGGGTTGGGGTTAAATTGCTCATATCGGTGAACCAGTTGTTTGCCAGTGATGTGAGCATACCTGTGGGTAATAACAATCGTCAACACCTACAGGTAATAATTTTAGTGATTTTTTTTATCGATTTGATTTTAAAGGTAATAAAAAACCCGCCGTAGCGGGTTTTATCAAATTATTTTTATTCTTGCCTCTACGGCCACACCAAGAATCTTACAATTCCCGTTTATGGGAATGAGGGGGTAAGAGGGGTTGAGTGGTTTCAAGAAATGATCACCACCATCGACGACCAGTTTTTTGAAAGTAGCCTCATTGGCATCGATTAGCTTAGCCAGTACAAGACTGCCGTGCTTAGCCTCGCGACCTGTATCAAATAGAACCATCATTCCTTCTGGAATGCTCATGCCCACTGGGGAGGTCATGGAATCGCCTTTTATTCGGAGCCAAAAACCTTCACCTTCAACATGCGCATCTGATTCACACCACTCTTCGACATCATTGAGGGTGTACGGTTCTATTGCTTCCGCCCAAGCTCCTGCGCTTACCCAACTGATCACTGGATATCTCTTCCCTGGATTTGGTTGCTGAACTAATTCGACGTTCGTTTTTTCCTGGCTGATGCCATCCATCCATCCCCGTGGTAAGCCAAACGATTTTTCGATTACTTCAATCATGTCGTCGGCAATGCGTTTTCTACCGGCTTTGCCCTCGGGCCAAAGCATTCTTAGAACGTAGGAAGGCTCTCGCTCGATCTTTCTCGCGAGTTTTGAGGCGTTTCCATCACAGTAATCATCCCTCAATTGGATGAGTCGTAAACGACGTTTTTCGTATTTGTCCATAACACTCATTTTAACCTTTGTTACCCGCTGGTAAATAACCTATGGGTATTGATTATCTTGATACCTGCGGGTAATATCAATCCTGATGTTTGTACAGAGGTCAATCATGGAAACTTTAAAACACTACATGGCGACTCTAACGCCTGATGAAAAAAAGGTTTTTGCGCAACGTTGCGGAACAACCCTCAATTACCTACGAAAAGTCATGAGCACAGGGAAACCTATAGGACCAGAAATTTGCGCGCAAATTGAGATTCACAGCGGTGGCAAAGTAACGCGTAAATCATTGAGTCCTGGAAATTGGCAAAAAATTTGGCCTGAACTGCTACCTAGCAATCATGCAAGTTAACAGCGATTCCATGCCTCAAAGATACAGCAAAGGGGATGAAGAGTGGATTCAGGAGCAGCTTTCGACCTTACCACCATCGGCCAGACAAAAAGCAATTGCTCGTTACGGAGAAGTTTACGAGGAGTTTTTAAACAGTGAGCCAGTGAGCTTTCGCAAAGAGAACAAAGCAAGACACGAAGCCAATACACGCCTTCGTGAGTACGCAAGAAAGTATCACCGGGCTTTACAAGGTTACACAGAAAAACCCCCCTCATTCGGTCAGTGATGACCACCTCATCAGATGTTTGGACTTAAAGGTGTCTGGATGTCTAAACCTCAGGAAAAGTGGGGAAGAGGGAAGAGGGGGGTAAGGGGGGAGTTGGGAGAAGGGGCAGGTATAGCGTCCTTTTCCAGGAGAAGGGTACATAGGTTAAGTAGATCTCTGTAAGCAGCACTCCCCTCCAAAAAAACGGAACAGCCATTCAGATGGCTAAACATTAAAGCGGACAGGTGGGTTTCTCCTGGAAAAGTTCAGGCTCACTTACAGGCACAGAGTTAAGGGCGGCAAATGCTGACAATCACACCAAATTTTGCACAGGATCGGGCGTTGAATATGCTTCGACATGAATGGAAGGTACAGAATTCCTTCATGGTATATGCCCCCACAGGCAGTGGTAAAACAGGGCTGGCCGCTTTCATCACTGACGGCTTTGTCAGCCGTGGGATGCGGGTGCTTTTTGTCGCGCCGTACACTGTTTTGCTGCGGCAGACCGCCAGCCGTTTTATAAGCTATGGCCTGAATCCTGACGAGATTGGCCTGATATGGGCCGAAGCAGATAAGGGCGAGGCAGATCCGGAGCGCCTGATCCAGATTGCCAGCGCCGACACCCTGATCCGCCGTGATTTTCCCGACAATATTAATCTGCTGATTATCGATGAAGCCCATCTCCGTAAGCGCACCATCCTGAAAGAGATTGAACGCCTTACCAGCGAAACGGACGTTAAGGTTATCGGGCTTTCCGGTACCCCTTTTTCATCGTTCCTGGGCAACTACTATCAGCGTCTGATTAAGCCCACCACCATCAGCGAACTTATCAAACGCGGCGACCTCAGTCCGTTTGAGTTTTATGCGCCCACAAAGCCGGATTTGAAGGGCGTGAAAATGTCCGCGTCGGATTTTGGCAGGGACTACAACGAAACCCAACTGGCAGAAATCATGAGCGGCTCTGATCTGGTGGGCGACATTGTGAGTAACTGGCTTGAGAACGGGCGCGACCTCCCCACTATCGCTTTCTGCGTAAACGTGGCTCACGCTAATTTCGTCACCATTCAGTTCAACAAAGCCGGGGTGAACGCTGAAGTCATGACAGCGGAAACACCCCATGACCAGCGCCAGGTAATGATCCACCGCTTCGAAACTGGTGCGACAAAAATCCTCGTGTCTGTGGGCGTGCTGGTGGCCGGGTTCGACAGCGATGTGCGCTGCATCATCTATGCCCGACCCACTAAATCAGAAATACGGTGGATACAGTGTATCGGTCGCGGGCTTCGCACTGCGCCGGGCAAGGATACCTGTCTGATCTTCGATCACAGCGGAACCGTTCACCGCCTGGGCTTTCCCGATGCTATCGAATACGACGTTCTGCTGGATTCCAGCGATGGCATGAAGGAGGCGGCAGCACGGGCAGCGGAAGAGCGAGCCGAAAAAATCCCTAAAGAGTGTCCAGAATGTCACTTCATGAAGCCGGCAGGCGTTTACGTTTGCCCCAAGTGCGGCTTTAAACCGCTGGCCGGTTCCGACGTGGACACCGACACCTCACGCAAAATTAAAAAGCTTTCTAAAGGCTCTTCCGTTGCAACGAAAAGCACCAAACAGGCCTGGTGGAGCCAGATTAAATTTTACCAGCGCCAGCGCGCTTCAACCGGCAAACCCGTCAGTAACGGGTGGTGCCTTCACACCTTCCGGGACAAATTCGGGGAGTGGCCTAACGGGTTGAGCGATTTCCCGATGGAGATCACCCCCGAAGTCAGCAATTACATCCGGCATAAACAAATCGCCTGGGCAAAAGGGCAGGAGAAACGGCAGTTACAACAGACGCCCGTCGTTCACAACCGAACTGAGGGGCAGCCTCAGCAATTGACAACCATTCCTGAGGGCTGTCCGACCAGCAGGATCATCAGCGCTAAAAAGCAGTTTGAACAACTTCGTAAGCATGCGGGAGAGAGAACTTGAAAACCACTGAAGCAGCAAAAGGCCGATGGCCGGAAATTTTTGAACATTACGGACTCCCGCCTGTTACCGGAGGGCGGCACTTCAAGGGTGAGTGTCCGCTTTGCGCCACGCGGGGAAGTTTCCGCATTGATGACCAGGACGGAAACGGTACGTGGATTTGCAAATGTGGCAGCGGCAACGGGATCAGTCTTGTCGTTCAGACCCAGGGGAAATCATTCGCTGAAGTCTGCCGGGAAATCGACGCCCTGCTTGGTAATGATTACCGGCATCGCGCAACGCCGATTAATACCACAGCCACCAGCCTGCGCCAGCGGGTGGTGAGCAAATTTTCAAAGCTGGAAGGTCCTCGCGGCACCAGCGCGGCGCAGTACCTTCTGAATCGGGGGATCACAAAGCTACCGGCTGAAGCGGTGCGGTTTTGTCCGAAGGAGCGCTATCAGGGCCACGTATATCAGTCGTTGTATTCGCTGGCGACAGATAACCGGGGTGAGCTGTGTTACCTGCACCGGACCTATCTCGACGGCGATAAAAAGGCACCGATGGGCGACGGGCAGAAACGCCTTTACTCGTTACAGGAGGACTCCTATCTGGATCACGCTCAGTCTGTCGCGGTGAGGATGTTTCCCGTCGCGTCCACGCTGGGTATTGCGGAAGGTATTGAAACGGCTTTATCCGGGGTACAGCTATACGGCTGCAATACCTGGGCAACGCTGAACAGCGGGTTTATGAAAAAGTTTCGCGCACCAGCTGGCGTACGGCATCTCATCATTTTTGCCGACATGGACCCCCACTCAGCGACAGGCCATGCGGCGGCGTTCGAATGTGCCCACGCTAACTTGCTGGCAAAAAATGACATTGAAAAAGTTAGTGTGCGCTGGTGCGACAACGGGGATTTTAACGATCTGCTGGTCAACGGCGATCAGGTTCGCGAGATGACATTTTTGAAAAAGGTGGCGGCATGAAACTTAAATCATCGCTCAAGCATTTTTCCCCACAGAGCATTCACATCAGTGACAGAGAACAGGAACGAGAAATGGCAATGCGTGATATGTATGAGGTGATGGATCGATGGGGTGCGTGGGCGGCTTCTGATAGCAGCGGCGTAGACTGGCAACCAATTGCGGCAGGCTTTAAAGGGTTGCTGCCGCACGGTAAGAAGTCCCGGCTTCAATGCGACGACGATGAAGGAATTATGATCGATGGTTGTGTGGCTCGACTCAGAAAGTACAAGCCCGAGGAATATGAACTCGTTATCGCACACTTTGTTGTCGGTATATCACTGAGAAAGATAGCAAAAAAGCAGAAATTTTCTGACGGAACAATCAGAAAAAACCTTCAAAATGCTCTCGGTTTCATCGAAGGCACGTTATTAGTTTTCAAATAAAAAAAGCCACCCTCTCGGGTGGCTATGATTTACGCTGTCTGTGTACGTTGCGCTAACCTGGTAAAGAAGTTAGCGTCATCATTAGGTTTTAATTTGTTTTGAGGCTTCTCTGGAACAACCAAAAAGTCTTTAACTGATTTTGGCTGAGAGCGAGCAAACGATTGTTTTAATTGCATTTTCATAACATGCCTCCCATCTAGGCTAGGTCCTTGAAAAGTAGTGATGATTAAGATCGTGAGTAAAATAATGTTTTCGCTTGACCCATATAAAGCCATCGGCCTTTGAAATGACCGCTACGTCTATGGGCCCACCTACCGTTTCAGAGTCTTCTGACACTTTTCTTTTAAAAGCGGTAAGGTTTACCAGTGATTCAGCCATGTATGCTAAATCTTGTTTTGGTAAAAATCTTATCATATCAACTACTTTGCGAACATAATTTTCATTTACAAAAGTGTTGATACGTTGATCACATTCGGAAACCGTGTTGTTAACTAAATCAACTATAGCAGCTCTTGCTTCTTCGATTTTGTCATTTGGTACCATTTTTGAGACAACGTCGTCAATCCCATCCAGTAGATGTTGTATGGAACCTTGATATTCAGAATGGAATTTATCAATGATATTGCTGCTCACGCCTTGCATAAATGCTCCGACTTCCTCACTCTGAGCAAATGGAGTTACACCACTTTCACCATTGGATGAACATTTTTCCGGATGGGTAGAGCACCGCACTTTATCTTTGAAAAAACCGCATACATCGTGTGATAACACTTTCGGGTAGAAATCATCTTCACCATAGCCAGCAAAAACAATCCCAGTAATGTTACCAATATCACTTGACTTGCAAATCATCGCGGCGAAGATACTACATACCGTATTAAGAAATGAAGCAGGTATTTCATTCGTAGGGATTGATCCCAGCTTTTCTGCCACTATGCGCACAGTTACTTCTTTGCAATAATCAGAAGCTTCATCTATATCATCACCGGAAAATCCGTCAAGAAACTCAGTATTTGATAAAAATTCCAGTAACTCATGACCATATTCTTCAAGCTCTTCAAAAAACAAGGCATGGTCTAAGGGATTCCAGTAGTTATCGGGTTTTTTATTTGCAAATGAACTGATAAGTAACTCAAAAACACCTTCTGATAAAAAATGATATAGATGCCCTTCACGCATGCCGGGAGTAACAATTGAGTCGGAATGTCTTAAAAAATTAAAAAAATCAACGGCGTAATCTTCTAATCGTGGGAAGTGTTTCGTGCCGAGGTTTTTCCGATAGGCTTTAATTACTAATTCCCATGGAGCTGAGCATAAGTCACCACTTCCATAGACCATAACTCCCACAGGATGATGTTTGGTTAGGGCAAATAGCTTTTCGGCACCATTATAGATTTTTTGGTTGTCTCCACCGGAAATTGTTACGGCTGAGTCTGCCGCCAAAGCGACAGCTGATTTATTGAAAACAGCTATTTCTGCAGTCATTGCTTTTCTTCTGATTGATGTGTGTATATGGAAAATACAAAAAAACTAACGCGTACGCAAAAGTTATCTTACTCTGATAAGAGTGGATGCTTTGCTGCGGACTTAAGCAAAATTTTTTTCATTTCTACTGCGGTTTTAATGCCGACAATCGATTTGAATCACATTAATTTCCTAAAACATCGCCTACCGACTTATTAAGTAATAAAACGCCACAACGGCGGGATGGCATCCGCATCAGGGCCCACTTCGGTGGGCCTTTTTTATTTCCCCTCATTCCTGAGAGGACTCACCACTAACGAGGGGGCGTAATGTCCGAACCTTTTTCCGGTACCGCAGCCGCCGGCAGCGCGCTGACCGGCGCAAGCATTTATGGCCTGCTTACCGGCACTGATTATGGCGTTGTGTTCGGCGCGTTTGCCGGGGCTGTGTTCTACGTGGCCACTGCTGCCGACCTGACGATTTTTCGCCGTTCCGCGTATTTCGTTGTGTCGTATTTCGCTGGTGTATATGGCTCGGGGCTTGTGGGCTCGTGGCTGGCGAGCATAACCGGCTATGCCGATAAACCGCTTGATGCGCTCGGCGCGGTAATGCTGTCTGCCGTGGCAATCAAGACACTGACGTTTTTCAGTGAACAGGACCCGCTAAAGCTGCTGGCACGCTGGAGAGGGGGAACCAATGGTAACTAACGATCCGCTGGTGGTGACGAACGTGGTGGCCTGCGCCGCCATTGTTCTGCGCCTGATGATGTTCCGTAAGCCAGGCGGGCGGCATAACCCGTGGGCGTCATGGCTGGCCTACCTGATTATTATCGCGTATGCATCGGTACCTTTCCGGTACCTGTTTGACTCCTACCTGCATACCCACTGGGCAACCGTGACAATCAACCTGATTATCTGCGCCGCCGTGTTCAGGGCACGGGGTAATGTGGCGCGGCTCTTCTATGTCCTGAGGTCTGAATGAAACAGTCACAATTTCAGCTGGCGGCTGGTATAAGCGCCGGATTAGCTGCACGCTGGTTTCCGCACATTGAAGCGGCCATGAAGGAATTTGGCATCACTGCAGCGACTGACCAGGCGATGTTTATCGCCCAGACCGGGCATGAATCTGTTGGTTTCACCCGGCTGGTGGAGAGCATGAATTACAGCGTTGCAGGCCTGGCGGGTTTTGTTAGTGCCGGGCGGCTTACTCAGGACCAGGCTAACGCGCTGGGCCGCCGCTCATATGAAAAGGTGTTACCGCTGGAACGTCAGCGCGCCATTGCCAATCTGGTTTACAGCAA